AAAAACGCAGCTGAAAATCAAAAGATGCGTAAAGACATGGAGTACTTGGTACAGGAGTTTGCTAAAACTCAGAATCAATCCACCGTCCCGTCTCAAGAGTCTGCGTTACCTGAGGATGAATTTAATCCTTGGGATGCGTATTATAAGCCTGAATCTGCCAGTTACAAGTTTCGTAAACAACACGAACAGGAAACTGTCAATCAGGCTATGAGTCAACAGAAAGCTGAAATGAATGAGCAGATGTTGATTAATAATACAGTTAGTGATTTACGTAGTGTTCATAATTTGAGTGAAAATGAAATTCAGGATTTTATGCAGTGGTCAACAAATCCATCAAGTAATTTGAGTTTAGATACGTTGATAGATGTATGGAAAGGTGAAACTGAAAGAAGCATTTTACCAGCTCAAAGAGGTGAAGCTACGGAATCATTAGCAGCGGTGAAAGCCGCAAAAGAGGCTCCCCGCAGCGCTGGAGTATTACAGGGTTCTCAACCCGAACAAAAATCAGATATTGATAAGGTATGGGAACAAGTTATGTCGGCAAGCGGAAGGAGCAATGTACTTTAAGATAAACTAATAGGAGTCATAGATGGCAACGTATAATAGCGGTCAGCTAAAACATAGTGACCCCGGTGCAGTTATTGACAGTACGGTTCATTCTAGGAGACTATATAATTTTAGCGACAGAGTCGCTGATTTAGCTCCAGACGAATCTCCGTTCTTTGTATATCTGTCGAAGGTCGCTAAAGTGCCTACCGATGACCCTCAGTTTAGATTCCTTGAAGACCGTAACAAAATCGCTATTACAGACCGTTCCTTTTTAATACAGGCGGCAGTTACATTATCAGCAGCCGGAAGTACCACTACTGTTACTTTCGATACTGCTGGTGGAGCAAGTGTTGACTGGCTTATTAAAGGTATGGTTGTATTGATTGGTGAAGACGATGACAGTACAAACCAACCAGCACATAACGTAGTTCGTATTGAGTCACTTACTGATAGTGGTGCTTATACTACAGCGACTTGTCGTACTATTTCTAAAGCAGGTGCCTCTACGGCAGAACTTGCTGTTGATGATAATACGAAGTGTATGGTAATTGGTACTTCTTTTGAAGAAGGCTCAGGTTCTCCTGATGTATGGTCGCAAGAACTGGATAATGATTATGGTTATACCCAAATCTTTAAAACAGCTTGTGAATTAACCAATACAGCGAGAGCTACTCGTTATCGTGGATACGCTGATGAATGGCAACGGATATGGAATCTCAAACTTAGGGAACATAAGGTAGACATCGAGAGAGCAATGCTTTTCGGTCAAAGAGCATCTGTACAGGGCATTCAGTATTCTGAAGGCATTACAGGTCAAATCATGAAAAATAGTCAGTCAAATGTAGTCGCAGGTGGTGGACAAGTTTCGTACAATGAAGGCGAAGCTTATTTTAAGTCTGTAACTACTGCTGAATGGACTTATGATGATATTCTTTCAGACCTTGAAGTGATTTTTGACCCGGCAAGGGGCGGAACATCTTCAAAGCTAGCTCTGTGTTCTCTTCCGGTTATTACTCAATTTAACAAAATGGGTGATGGCGGTTTTATTGATACATCCACAGCGAGCACACAAGCTCAGTATATGATTGAAAGAGCCACTGGTTCGTTTGGTCATAGAGTTACTAAAGTTGATACCATTCATGGTGACATCACACTTGTGAAAGAACCATTGTTTAGGGGATTAGCTTCAGGCTTTATGTGTATGATTGATTTAGACCACGTATCATACCGTCCTCTTGTTGGAAACGGTATTAACCGTGATACTCATATAATTACAAACGTGCAGTCAGATGATGAAGATTTGCGGAAAGACATGATTCTTACAGAAGCAGGTCTGGAAGTAAGTTTACCTGAAACTCATGCACTGTTTAATTTAGAAGGAGTATAACATGAGAGCTGATTATTTAAATGAAAATAGTTCATCCACTTATAGTCTTAAGGATAAGGTACAGCTTCTTTCTGCAGCAATTACATTGACTGAGAAAGATAGCCATAAAGTATTTTATGTTGAGTCTTCAGGTGGGGCTTATTCAGTAACTTTCCCAACAGGTGCAGACATTGAAGACGGAATTCATTATAAATTCTGGGTCAATGAGAATACACCTACAGGGGCAGTTACATTTGCCGCTGGTAGTGCTATTGTCTTTGGTAAAGTCAACGAAACTGAAGTTGATACTGGAGACGACGGCCCCGGTTCAAGCGCTGATGGAGCAACTGGTGTTTCCAATGTAATTTGGGGAACATCAGCACTTAAAGGTGATTATTTAGAATTTTCATCTTTTGGTGGACATTGGTACTTAACTGGTCAGTCTGGTAAAGATGGAGCCGTAACTACATCATAATCCGAATTAATAAGGATAACAGTGAGGAACTGTGGGGGTTGTCGTATAAAGGACGGCCCCCGAAATCCAAAGAATTATGAAAAAGTGTATAAATTGTGAAAATCCGAATCCGGATAGCTGGTTCTACTGTAAGAAGTGTGGTAAAAAATCAGCTCCTGCAAAGTATACTACTAATTTGTATATGATGAGTGATATTGGTAAAAGAACAGATATTGAGTTTACTAATATGTCAGTTGATGAAAGTGTTAAAGATATGAATAGGAGTAAACATGCCAAAAGTAGGTAAAAAACATTATCCCTATACAAAAAAGGGAAAAGCGGCTGCGAAGAAAGCAAGAAAACGCAGAGCTAAAAAGAAGAAATAATAAATGGCAACTTTTGAAGCACAAGTAGAAGGATTAACCAGCCTTTCCATAGATGGGAGCAGTGCTCCAACTCAAACAGAGCTGACGCAGTTTCTTACAGATGGGGCTAAAGAGATTTTTAATGCTATTCCGAGCTCAACCAAAGCTTTTTACACAACATCAAATGACTTAAATAGTAGTAGTCTAAATTTTACTGTAGCTGGTTCTGAAATTTTTGCAGTAACTAGAGATGACGGGACTATTAATCAGCCATGTAGACAGATACCCCCTGAGCAAAGCGGAAGGGCAAGGGATTCAAGTGATATGTCAGCGGCATCTACAACTGACCCTGTTTATTATATAATAAATAATCTTTTAAGTGTAATACCGGAACCTACAAATTCAAACAATGCTCATGTGCATGCTGTATCATATCCGTCTGTTGCGTTTGGAGATTCCAGCATTTCAAAATTCCCAGATGAGGCTGAGTATTTAGTTCCCTTATATGCATCTATAAAATCATTACAAAATGCATTAGGAAACAGGACATCTAATTCAGATATTACTACAGCTCTTACAGCTATTAATACTGAACTGGATGATACTTTAACTATAGCTAATGATATACATGCACAAGCTGCTGGTATTACCGCTGGAATTGGGGATGCTAGAACTGAAATAATTTTAGCAAATGCTGAAGTAGACAAAATGGCAACTGAGGTTGGTCTGGATAATGCTGAACTTGATAAAGCCTTAACAGAATTAGGAGAAGCCGCAACTCTTGTAGATTCTGGTATAGATACAGCAACAGCGGCTATCGCTACAGCAGCTGGTAGAATCAATACTGCAGTTGCGTTAGCTAATGATGAATTTGATGAAGTAGCTGTTGAGGTTAGTGCTACTACCACATCTCCCATATCATTAGCTAGGACAGCGGCACCATCTATTATTGATGTGAGTGATTTGAATATTAATGCTGTTTTGCCTGTAGCTCCATCAGCTCCAAGTTTTGATGCTGGCGCTATATCTATAAGTGCATCGGCTCCGGCTTATAGTAAAACATCATTAACTCTTGGTACAGCTCCTACGATATCAGATTTGAATATTAATGCTGTTCTTCCTGTGGCCCCATCTTTAAGTACAGTGTCTTACTCAGATGCTACCAATGCCGATGCTAGTGTAACCGCTGTCAGTACAGCAACCGCAACAGCACCAAGCATAATTGATGTTAGTGGAAATGCTCCATCTTATACAAAGCCATCTCTAACATCAAGAGTGGCTTTTGATAATTATTGGACTGTTGGTGATTTTGGGGATAATGACCCGGGAGATTTAAATATTACTGTTCCATTTCCTATTGCACCATCTATAAATACTGTTTCTTATTCAGACGCTACAAATGCTGATGCGAGTGCTACTGCTGTTTCTACAGCTACAGCATCTGCTCCTAGCATTATTGATGTTAGTAGTAATGCACCTACTTATACAAAACCATCTTTAACAACTAGGGTTGCTCTTAGTGGCTATACAAGTGGTCTAAGTGAAACTGACCCCGGGGTTTTTACAATGACAGCAGTTGCCCCATCAGTCCCATCATTAACTTCAATTACATTCTCTAGTCTTGATAGCGATGTAGATGCTTCAGCTCCTACATTTACAGCTGCAACTGTTAGTGCTGGTGGGGTTTATGGGGCTAATACTCCACCAACATATACAAAACCATCCGTAGCTCCTGATTTTGCTCAAGTGAATACACATTTAGATACAAATGAAGATGTTGAATTAGCGGCTGTTAAAATACAAGAAATACAAACTCAAATAACTGAGTATAATGCAAATATTCAAAATGAGCAAAATGAATTTAATAAGGAAAATATTGCGTATCAGGCAAATATTCAAGAAGCAATACAAGAATTACAAGCTGCTAATCAGATAGCAATTGCTCAAGGACAAGCTAGTTTACAAGTTGCTATTGGTAATAAAGACAGAAGTCAACAAAGGCATTTTCAGAATGCTGTAAATGATATGAAAGTTATATTTGATAGTAATGCTCAATCAATACAAAAATATCAATCTGAAGTTAGTAAATATCAAGCTGATGTATCTAAAGATGTTCAGGAATATCAACAGAAGTTAGCTCATTATAGTCTTGAATTAAATACATCATATCAAGCTTGGGCTAAAACTGAATCAGATAGCTTTCAACAATATCAGTTGGATATTCAAAATGAATTAAATGAGTTTAATAAGGATAATGCTAGATACCAGATTGAGTTTAAGGAAGCAGTTGATAAGAACAATGCAGATTTGCAAGTTGCTATTGCAAATGCAAATAATCAGGCTCAGGAATTAAGGCAGGAAGCCCAACAAACTACTGATGTTGATAAGTTTAATAAAGCTCAGGACCAAGCATTGAATTTGGCAAATGCCGCTAAACAAATGGAAGACCTTATCGCTGATAATAGTAGTAAATTACAAAAATATTCTAATGAAGTGCAGTCTTATCAATCTCAAGTTAATAAAGAAGTACAATCATATACTCAAAATTTATCTAGGTATACTACTGAATTGAATACTGTTTTGCAGGCTTGGCAGAAAACAGAGTCAGATAGTCTTCAGCAATTCCAGTTAGATATACAGAATGAGTTGAACGAATTCAATAAGGATAATGCAAGATATCAAGTAGAATTACAAGAATCTGTTGATAAAAATAATGCTGATTTACAAGTTGCTATTGCTAATGCTAATAATTTAGCACAAGAATATAGACAAGAAGCTCAGCAATCTACCGAGATGGATAAATTTAATAAGGCTCAAGACCAAGCTTTGGCCTTAGCTAATGCAGCTAAACAAATAGAAGATTTAATAGCTGATAATAACAGTAAGATTCAGAAGTATTCATCAGAACTTCAATCATATCAAAATCAGATTAATAAAGATGTTCAAGAGTATCAGTTAAATCTCGAAGGAGACCTACAAGTCTGGTATCAGGAACGTCAAACAGATGTACAAAAGTATTCTGCTGATATTCAAGATGAATTAAATGAGTTTAATAAAGAGCAGACTGTATTCCAAAATGAATTACAGGAGAAGATACAGGAAGCTCAGAATCAGCAAAC